ACACGAGAAACTCAGAAAGCAGACCCGCACCTGGCCAGAAAAAGTTCCGTCCTAAGGTAAACCCTTACAAGCCGCCAAACATCGCATCTTCCAGCGTCTGCGGTTCGGCTCGTGCCGCTGCTGCTGCCGAAGCGCGCAACGGTTGCACAGCTTGGCGTACCGGAGCCATCGTCTGCTTGATGCCGTTATAGAACGCCTGAATGGCCGGCAGCCATTGTTCCGGCGGCAGGTTGCCCAACTGGGTTTGCGCGTATTCCACCAGCTTAGGCTCAATCTGCGGCCACATCACATCCGTTTTAGCCATCTGCGCAGAGAAATCATTGATGCCCTGCGCCGCCTGATTGCGCGTTTCCTGCCATTGCTGCTGTTGCAATAGTTCCTGTTGTTGTCGTGCCTGCTGCTGCTTCAGCATCTCCTGCTGCTGTTGCTGCTGCCAACGAGCCGCCGCCACTTGGCGCGCCATCTCCGCATCCAGCCCCATTTCGCCAATCTGCTGCTGCAAATCAGGGTAAGCGCTCAACAAATCCGCCTGCAAGCTGCGCCCGCTCAAAGCTTCAAACTGCTGGATTTGGCGGCGCAAATAGGCTTCCACCGTATCGAAATCCCCCGTCTTTACCGCCTTGGCATAGTCGAACAGCTGCGCCACTTCTTCGCCGTTGTTGCAGCTTTCCTGCGCCAAACGCTGAAACTCCTGAACTGTCTCGTCCATCTGCTGATAGTAGGCATCCTTGGCGCGGTATTCCTTCACTTGGTTGGCCAGTTCGCGGAAGCGCGCGCTGGCCTTTTCGCCCAAGCCTTCCGGTTCGGTTAAATCCGCATCCTGCGCCGGTTCGGTCGGCTGTTCCGCTGCCGGCTTATCTTCTGCCGGCTTGTCTGCCGCTTCAGCATTTTCAGCGGGCGCAGCTTCCGGCTGTTCCTGCTCCGGTGCCGCTTCGGCGGCTTCAGGTTCTGCGCCAAACATCGCCTCTTCCAAGCTCTGCGGCTCGGGCGTGGTTTCCGGTTGCTGTTGTTGTTCGGTTTGTGCTTCCTGTTCGGCTGCCATTTTCACTTCTTCGCTCATTGCATTTCTCCGTTGTTGGGTTGGGTTTCATCATGCGGCTGCGGCATTTCGCCACCGCCAGGCTGCATCATTTGCGGCATCATCTGCCCCATTGCCTGCATCATCTGTTGCCGCATCAAGTCTTGGGTCATATCCGGAATGAACTCGTCCAGGTCAATGCGTTCGTCAAAGCGGTTCAGCGTTTCTTCCAGCATCTTGCGCAACGCGCCCGCCATCCCTTGCTGCCCCTGCATCTGCAGTTGCGCCATTTGACCGATGGTGTCGCGGAATACCGGCATCAGTTGCAGCCATTGGTCACGCTCTTGGAACTTGTTGGGCTTGCTCATGCTGCCCGCCTTAATCTCCACCGCCAAATAGCGGAAGGCAATATCCGGCGTGAGGTTTTGCCACTTGCCGGCGGTGCCTAGAATCTGCGCCACTTCATCCGGCGAATAACTCTGCACCAAGATTTCCAAGGCATAGCGCGCCATCTCGCGCATCAAATCCTCCATCGTGTCCTGTCGTTCGGAAATCCCGCTTTGCATGCCCATGCTCATGATTTCCGCTTCCGTAGCCGTCTTGGCGCGGTTGATGTAGCCGCGCGCCGCATCGCCGGAGCGGGTGGTCATCTCCACATCACGGAACACCATGCTGGGGTCAAACAAGCCCTGATTGATTTCCGGCAGCGGGAATTGCTGAATGCTGTAGGCAATCGGCTGGCTGGGGTTGATGTTGGCCGCCACCCACGAGCCGGTTTCATCATCGCGCACCCTGTCCACCAAGCGCTGCGAATCACCGGCCGACAAATCACCCGCCTTCGGCACCACCCAAACCGGCTTGTTATATTGCCGGCTGTTGCGTACCTGGCTGCGCAAATGGCTGTATTCGTCTTGGTAGTCGATTAAGGTTTGCACGTCCGACAGCGGCCAAAACCGGCCGTCTACCGGGTTGAACATCAGCAGGAAAAACGGATACCAACGCTCGCCGGTCGGCTGCGGGCGATACGGTTCGCGCGCCCATTCCCCCGCGCCACGGGCAAAGGTGTAAACATGCTGGGTCGATTTATCCCACACCTCCCACACTTCCAAGAGCTGCTCCGCTTCGTCCACCATGCCGTTGTTGTTCTGCCGGTTGCCGGTGTAATCGCCCTTATCCTTACCGTAGATGCGCGCCCCTTGCGGCAGTTCCTGCTTGGCGAATAAACGCTTGTACTCTTCCGCCGTCATCCATACCCGCTGCCCCAAGGCTTGCGCGTTCAGGTAGTCGCCCAGCTCGCGCACCCCGTCATCCAGCACGAACATATCTTCGCTGGCAATCCTGTCCAGCACCAAACCCTTTTGCAGATACAGCTCCGCCTCCCCGCGCAAAGCCGCTTCCACATGTTCGGTCTGCATCGTCAGTTCCTGCTGTACCGTTTCTTTGTCCGTGCCGGCCGCATCCAAAGCCAGCTTTAACGCATCCAACTGCGCCACGTTATCCTGCGCATCCGGCAGGCGGTTGTGCTGTAGCGGGTCGGTGCGGTAGTTATCCTGCAAGGTCAGCTTTAGCCAGCCCGTGCCGGTGGTCAGGGTGGACAGCAAGCAAGACTTCATGCGCCGCTTCAAATCCGTATTCAGCACCAATTCATGCTGCAATAAGTCCTCCGCCGTCTGCGCGAAGTCCAGCCACGGCGATACTTCGCCCGCCACCGACACCGCCGCCTTGCCCGGGCGGATTTCTATTTCCGGGTTTTTCGCGTACAGCGCCGGAATCAATGCCGACATCGTGCTGAAAATCAGATAAGGATTAACCTTCCGCTCCGTGCTTTTCTTGGCCAAATCCACCGCCTCGCGGCAGGTCGTAAACAGCTTATGCTGCTTCTCCGCATTCTTCAGTGCCCTCCCTACGCGGCTGTCCCACTTTTTCAGCAGCGCATTGCCGCCGCCGTTGCCATCCGTCAAATTCATACGCCCTCCGCTAAATATCAGTATTATCAGCCCGTTTTAATCGGTTACTTTATATCTTCAGCCATTCCGGCCGCTCGTGCCGTTGTTGTTTTTGCGGCGGCGAAATCACACGGGTCATGCACAAATAGCGCAAAGTATCCGGCGCATGGTCTTCCATATCGCTATCCACATCCTCCGGGTTGTGTTTGTCATGCTGCAAAGCCGGCAGCGTGCGGATTAAGTCGCGGCAGGTATCAAACACATACAGCAACGGCTCCCCCTCGCTGCCCGCCGTGCCCTGCAAACGCAAATGCACCTGCTGCCAGCCCGCCACCCGCTTATTGTCTGCCGGCCAAAACTGCACCCCCGCCTTCTGCATCGTCTCCGCCTGGCTCTCCCCGCCGTTGCTGGCGAATATCGCCGGGTCGGCCACCATCTGCGCAAAGCGCTCATCACGGCTCATGCGCTTAATCCCTGCCGCAATCTCATTGGCCGGCAAGCGCAAGCCCACATTCGCCTCACCGGTCGAGCCGTACCACTCCCGATACACCACAATCGCATTTTTCGGCAGCAGCCGCCCCGTATCAGGCAGCCTAAACGTACCATCCGACACCGCGCCCCACAGCACACAAAACGGCTTGGCATAGCCCCAGTCAAACGCCATGATGCGCGGCCAATGCACCGGCAACGAGAACGGCGGCAACACATGGCGCTCACGGCGAAACTCAGCGAAGTAAGCCCCGTCCACAATATCCCAATCGCCATTCTTCATCGCCGCCACCAGCGAAGGCGAACCCAAGCCCGCCAAACGGCTTTCATATTGCGGGTCGTTTTCCAGCAAGGTCGGGTTATCCGACAGCCGTGCCGGAATGTATTGCCGCAGCATTCCCCCTTCCGCTTCCGGCGTGCGCGTAATCTCCATCGGCGGCGCATAATCCACAAACATCGCCTTCACCCACGCATGCCCGATATTGCCCGGATTACTGCCGCACAAAATCAACGGCAGCTTGTGCCGGTATTCCTTCGGCACTTGCAGCCCGCCCAAGCGCACACGCCCGCGCAGAAAGCGGTAAATGCTCTCCGTGAACAAAGTCAATTCATCCATCAGCAGCACATGGATTTCCGCACCCTGATACTTGTACATATCCTTCTCGTGCTGGCAATGACACAAATAAATCTTCGCCCCGTTCCAAAACTCAAAAATCCCCTTGCTGTCGTTGAACTTCACATGCCCCGACTGCATCAGCGGCGCCAGCATAGAGCGCAGGCCGCTCACCCCTTCCAAGTGGTTCTTGCGCAAATCGTCCGACACCCGGCGGAACAGATACACCTGCAAGCCATCAACCGCCATACACAGCATCAACGCCACCACCCGCATCAGATGGCTTTTGCCGCCGCCCGCCGCCCCGCCGTATAAAATCTCCGTGGCACGGCTCAAAAACGCATCCGACTGCCGTTTATGCAGCTTCAAACGCACTTCACTCATGAGCTAACTCCACCACAATCTTCGGCGGCGTCGGCGTCACATCCTCCACCTTATCCACAAACATACCCAAATGCTTGCCCAGCAAGTCCAAAGCCTTGCCCGCGCCTGTTGGTTCCAGCGCATACACTTCCACCTCCCGCGCCGTTACTTCGCCCAGCTGCGCATTCTTCACAACTTCCGTTATCCGCACCGGCTTTCTACCCATGCAAATATCCCGCAGTTCGCGCAAATCCCGGACTACTTCGTCTTGGGTCAATTCCACCCGCGCCGAACGTTTAGCCTGCCTTTCCTGAATTGCCTGCTGAATGTTGGGTTTTGTTAGGTTTTCATGCCCAATAAACCGCGCCGTCTGCTCGCTATACCCCGCCCGAATCGCCGCCTGCGTGGCATTCAAGTCCACCAAATATTCTTCAACAAACCTTTCCTGCTTCGGGGTCATCACTCCATCTCCTCATCCAAACATTACCCGCCCATACATCCCGCGTATCTTCCGCCGTCGCCAGCCGGTAGTAACGCACCTGCACCGAACGGAAGCCCCAATAGCGCATTTTCATGCAACGCAGTTCCCGCAGCCGCTCACACACCACCAAGCCCTCATCCGACAAATCCGCCAAGTGGCGCATCACCAGCTTTTCATTGCGCCCCAGCCGCGCCGCCAACTCACACGCACTTTGCTTACCGTGCGAACGCAAACCGTCTAACAGCTCATCACGCAGCAATCTGCCCTGTGTCATCATCTGCCCTTCCGCCAAACTCCACCCCGTTGCCCGCCGCCCAAGCCTGCACATACTCAATCAGGCTCGCCATACGCCGCACTCCCATCCGTGCCGTACTCTCCCGTAGGTTGATGACTTCGCCTTCTAAGCCAATCGCCATTTCAGCCGTGCCGCCCGTAGCAATCCGATGCCCAGAGACAAAAATCATCTTCCATTGGTCGATTGAGCGTTTTTGGCCGTTGAAAGTTTTCTGTTTCGCAATATCCCACAGCATCGCGTGCAGCTTCGCGTTCTGGTCGTCCGTGCGGGTTTTCTCCCGTACTTCCACGATTGCCTTGTCATGCACTTGCAACAGCGTTCCCGCCATCTCATACGCCAGCCGCATCACATCCCGCCGGTTATCCCGTGTGATGTAGCGCTTAAACTTCTGCGTCATTCGATTTCCCTAGCCTTCCTGCGGTACTCTGCCGCCAGTTCGCGCAAGTCCGGCTTACCGTAATGCTTCTCCGATTGGTCGGCTTCGATGCGTTCCACTTCCGCCAGCCCAATGCGTTCAATCAAGCCTTGGCGGTAGGCCACCACATTGCCGGACAAGTGGCAATTACAGTGTTTGCATTGTCCGTGCACGTTGTTTTCATCAAAGCGCAGATGGGGCGAACTGCCTACGCTGCGGTAATGCCCCGCGTCATAGCTGTTTGGCTCGCCGCCTAATGGCTTGCCGCAGCTGATGCAAGGCTTGCCCCTATCCCGCAATCGAATGTAGCGGTTGAACGCCTGCTGCGCCTTCTTGGTTAGTTCCGGCACGGTTTCCAGCCTATGCCGCAGCGCCTGGGTTCTTGCCCGCTCCTTGCGCTTGGCTTCAGCCTTGGCTTTAATCGCTGCCTTGCGCCGCCGTTCCATTCCCAGCTTTACACCGCACTCAATCGAGCAGAAGTCTTGGAACGGTCGGTTTTTCGGCTTCTCAAACACACAGCCGCAGACTTTGCATTTACGCTTGGCCATGTTTCACTTTCTCCAAAATCTCTTCACGGGTCGGCGCACCGGATAAGGCGGTCAGCTGGTGCAGCATCTTCTCTTGCAGCTTCCTGCTTGGCCGACAGCGGCGGACTTGTTCGGCGCAGCACGCCGGGCAGCGGAAATTCAGCACAGAACCGGTAGGCGGGCAGCAGGGGCAGTTATCCACGGCTGCTCTCCCAGTCGAATATCAGCACTTCCCCGCCGTCCTCTTTCACGCGGTCGGCGATGCGGTCGCCCACCGCCGCTTTGAAGCCTTCGGGGGAAAGGTTGGAAATCAGGATGGTGGGTTTCATGTTCTGATAGCGCTCGTTGAACACGTCGAACAGGGCGCGGCTCTCTGCCTCCGTACCGCTCTGCACCCCCACCTCGTCGATAATCAGCAGGTCGTAGCCGCCGAAGGCCGCGATAACTTCGCTCTCACTGATTTCACTGTCGTAGCTTTTGGATTCACGAACAATGCGGTTGATTTCAGCCACGCTGGTAAAGCGGGCAAAGCCGTTGCAGTTGCGGATAACATGCCGCCCGATGGCGCAGGCCAGATGGGTTTTGCCGGTGCCGGCATTACCCAGCAAAGTCAGGCAGCGGCCGGAATGTGCCCCACTACTGAACTCTTTGGCGTAGGCTTTGAAGCGTTCCACGATGTAGCGCTGCTGCTCGTTATCGGCACGGTAGCCGGAGATGGTTTTGTCGCAGAAACGCTTAGGGATGCGGGAATCGCCAATGCGCTTTTCGATTTGCTGCTGCTGCCATTGGCGGTGTTGCTCCTCCCGCTCTTCAGCCTGTCTCTGCCGGCGTTCCGCTTCGGCTTCTTTGGCGCATTCAGGGCAGCCACGGGTAAAGCGGGTGTACACTTCTTCGGTGTAATCAATGCCGTGTTTGGCGCAGGTTTTCCGGCTGGTGCTGACAGGGGTAAACAGGTCGGGCAGGGTTTGGCGTACCAGGTCGCCAATGCCGTACAGGGCTTCGGTTTCCATCACAAAATATCCTTGGCTAAGTGAGCACCGCCGTTAGTGTGTTGTGGCACGGTGTTGATGCGGTTAGGTTTGGGATTGGCAGCAGGGCGATTGCCACGGTCGGAGTGAAGCCAGCCGGCATTGAAACCGCGCCAGCCCCGTTCACAGCAAATCGTCAGTGCCTGCTCCAGCGACAAGCCCGCGTTGTTGGCTTCACGCTCAATACCCTTCAGCGCGGTTTGGGTAATCGGCGCACGGTGGGATTTGCGTAGGGCGATGTAGTCTTGGGCAAGCTGGCCGTCTATGCCGTGTTCCCCAAGTACCCGGTAGGCTTCCAGTTCGATACGGGCGGCAGACGGTTTGCGTTTTTTCGGCTTGTCAGGTTTTGGTTGTTCCGGTTCGGCAGACACGCCAGCATCTGCGGCAGCGGATGCGTGTATATCTTTTGCTGTAATCTCTTGCTGTAAGTCTTTTGCTGAAATCTCTTGTTCCTTATAAGATTGCTCATTTTGATTCGACGATTGCTCATTTTGGCGCGATGATTGCTCATTTTGGCGCGATGATTGCTCATTTTGATTGCTCGATTGCTCATTTTGAGCAATCGATTGCTCAACCGTTTCCAGCGCGGAATAATCAATGGCGAACCAGCGCCGCTTATCAAAGCCGGACTGGTTGTATTGAGTGGTGGTAATAATCAGTTTCTGCTCTTCCAAGCTGGCAATAACCCGGCGGATGGTCGGGGCAGACCAAAACGGGAAAATGGCCTGCCAGTCGGCAGACGAGTTGTATATCCAGCGCTGCCCGTCTTTCTCATGCTTGCTCATGCTCAAAAAGTAGTGAAGCTGCTGTAAGAATATGGCTTCGTTCAGCCCGATGCGGATAGCCAAAGTAGGCAATACTTGCAACGGGGATTCGTTGATTAACAGTTTGCTCATTTCCTGTTCCTTACCGCCGCCATCATTCGGCGCTCACAAAATTCAGTTAAATCCAAAGCACGGGCAAACGCCCAATTCCAAAAACGCTCACGCATGGCTTGCCTCCAATAGTCGGTAACTGGCGTATTTCTTGCCCGTTCTTTGGTCATGCACCATCTCGCGGTGGATAACGTGGCCGGCCTGCGATAAGTCATAAATCCGCGCACCCAAGCGCATACAGCCGAACAGGTTCAGTGCTTCCAGCGGCGTGATGCTGTTGCCTTGGCGCATGTATTCCAAAATCTGATTGCTTTGTGTCGTTTTGTTTGTCATAATTAAGCCTCCTTATATTCTGTTAATGTTCCTTTGCCCGCCAGCTTCGGCGGGCTTTCTTTTGCCCGTCTGTCCGGGCTGCCAAGCGTCTGTCCGCTTTGTCTGCCGTGGTAAAATGGCTGTTCCCCAACAACCGACCACGGAACCATGTTGTCATCCATTGCTTCCGCTTTTGCCGCGCTGAAACAAGCGGGCGAGGTTCTCCAAACTTTTCAAAACGCCAAAACGGAGATGGAAATTCATCAAAAGACGACCGAGCTTTACGGCATCATCTCCAGCATTTACCCCGAACTCATCAGCACCCAAGAAGCGCATGCGGCGGCGAAAAGCCGAATTGCAGAGCTGGAAGGCGAGATTGCTCGTCAGAAAGATTGGGAAGCAGAAAAACAACGTTATGCGCTGCACCAGCATCCGCTCGGAGCGCTGACTTACCGATTGAAGGAAGCGCAGCCCGATGGCGCACCCGTTTACGACCTTTGTACAAACTGCTATCAGGAAGGCATCAAATCTATCCTGCAATACGCGGGAGCATCTGGCGTTGTTGTTAAGCACCGGTGCCCGCGTTGCCGTACCGAATTCCTTACGGGGAATGTTCATTATTAGACCTGTACCCTTCTTATCTATCCGCGCGGCTGGCGAAGTATTCAGCCGAGATGCGGCACATCAGCCGGTATTCTTCGGCATTCACAACCACAGCATCTTCAGCCACCACCTTGCCGCCACAGGCCGCAATCATTAGCGCCGACCGCATTAGCCCGCATTCGTCAGACTTCCAGCGGCTCACGGTGGCATCATCCATGCCAAGCAGCAGCGCGACTTCGTGCTGTGATTTATCCGCAAGCATTCTCAAAACAGCAGCTTGCAGCTTGTGTGCCTTTGTGATGACTTCCACTGATAATTCAGTCATGGCCTAGCCCGCCAATTCCGGCCAAATCTTGTGCCAATCATCCGGGCGCATCTCTTGGCGCGTTACTTCCCCGTCTGTAGCCAGTTCAATACTGGCGCAATATTCAATAGGGATAGGGCGATGGCCGGTAACAATCTGGTTCATGTATGCGTAAGCAATGCCGATTTTTTCAGCGATTGCCCGCTGTCGGCCGCGCTCATGCGCGCAGTATTCTTTTAGTTGCATATAGCTTGCTCCTGTCTATTTAGCATAAATTATAGCATAGCTAAATAGAAAAAGTAGCCTTGCTAAATTAAGCATTGCTGTATATTTAGATAACTTACTAATATGGAAGAGAAAATGACACGGCTAGAAAGGGTAAAGGCCCTGATTGAAGAAAAATTTAACGGCAGCCAAGCTGACTTTTCCCGTGCAATCGGCAAAGCCCCTGCCCAGGTTAATCAATGGCTTAACGGCTATCGCAACATTGGGGATGCTGCCGCGCTAAATATTGAGAAATCTCTTGGATTGCCACAGGGATACTTAGACGGCACGGGCGAAAAATATCAGTCAGCCTCTCCCGGCAAACCGATAGAATCAAACGCGACTGCATTCGCCGTGGTCGAAACATGGCAGGACGGCACGCCGCTCAATGATGCGGAATGTGAAGTGCCGTTCCTGAAAGAAGTGCGCTTGGCAGCCGGTTCAGGCACATTTGAAGCAGCCGACTTCAACGGATACAAGCTGCGCTTTCACGAATCCAGCCTGCGCCGCAAAGGCATCAACCCTAAAGATGTGGTGTGCGTGTCTGCCGATGGCAACAGCATGGAGCCGGTGTTTCCTGATGGCGCTACGCTTGGCGTGGACACCAGCCAAAAGCACATTAAGGACGGCAAGATTTACGCCATCAATCATGACGGCTGGCTACGCACCAAAATCCTTTACCGCCTGCCCGGCAACAGAATCCGTATCCATAGCTACAACGAAGAGGAACACCCGGACGAAGAAGTAGATGCCGCCGATATTCAAATCATAGGCCGCGTGTTTTGGTGGAGCGTGTTGGATTAGCCAGTCATAAGGCTGTGTGTTGAAACGTGGAGCGTGTTGGATTGATGTTACTGATTGATTTCAAATGTGATTAATCATATAAGGAAGAAGATTATGTCTAATAGCGTTTTAACTCTTGATGAAGCATTACAATCATTCATCAACTACAACCTAACAGGAATTACGGCGCATGAGCGATTTGAAAATCATGATGTTGTAACCTATTACGGGCCAATCGACATTGCTTATATTGATTTTTTCCGAAGCACAATTGAACGGTTAATCTCAGCAGAGAAGGAGGCAACCGGAGTCACTAGCACCACGCCATCTGAAATGAAGCTGGTTATCATCCTGCATACGGGCGGCGGTAGTGTGGAAACTGTTGAAAAATTTGTTGAAATAGCAAGGCACTTCTATGGGCAGGTAGATTTTATTGTACCTGAGTATGCTATGTCGGCTGGTACTATTTGGTGCATGTCCGGGGATAATATCTTTATGAACTACTCATCATCATTAGGGCCGATAGACCCGCAAGTGAAAAGCAGCAACGGGAAATGGATTCCGGCGTTAGGGTATCTAGACCAATTTAACGAATTGATTAGAAAATCCGCCGACAATACACTCACAAGGGCTGAGATGTTGATGCTAAACAGTCTCGACCTAGCAGAGCTTCAAAGGTACAAGCAGGCGGCGGAACTATCCAAAGATTTGTTGAGAAAGTGGTTGGTTACCTATAAATTTAAAGACTGGGATACTCATCAGACAAGTCCTAGCATGAGAGGCCAAGCGGTTACTATTGAAGAAAAACGGGAACGGGCGGAAGAGATTGCAAAATGCCTGAACGACACAAGCGAGTGGAGGTCCCACAGCCGCTTTATTGGAGTAAAAACCCTTCAGGAGAAGCTCCGCCTTCGTATTGACGATTACTCAGAAGATGCTAAACTTATGTCAGTAGTCAATCAAATACATCAATTAATTTTGCAGTTTCTGCACAAAACAGAAGCTCCAATGGTTATTTTCTGGAAGTCCCGTCACCTATCAATTTAGGGGTAGCTCATAAATCAGAAGTTAATTTGACTAACAACGGGTTAGGAGGAAGTATGAGTAAATATAATGAGACATCAAAACTGACATTTGATGAGCGCCTGCAAGCTTTAAAAAAAATTAAAGAGACGGTTAATAACGATGATTTTTATAGTGAAATCTTGCAGATGCAGAGGGACGGCTTGATTAAGCCGCCAACTTTTAACCTAAAATATGGACATGATACGTCCGACATCCAATTATCAAATTATAGCCTGCTATAATCTCCCACCCCCCCCCCCCCGCCCCCCTTCCTTTTCTCCCTC